CCTCCTGAACCCCCTCTGCCTCCACACACACCCCTCCCCCACTGAGTCGCTCACTTTGGGGGGATTTCGCTGGAGGCGCGGGCGGGAATCGAACCCGCGAATAAAGGTTTTGCAGCACCCGGAGCATCCCCTCCTGCTCAACACCTTAGCCAGGAAGCAAGACGCGCGTCCACCGTCTGTCCGGTTTACCAGTCTCGCAGGCGCCTGTCCCGGGCCTGCCGGCGGGGATTTGTGATGCGGGCGTAGATCAGGGTGTTCTGAATGTTCACGTGGCCCAGATGATCCTGCACATCCTCCAGCGGCTCTCCCCGTTCCAGGAGGTGTGTTCCACAGGAGTGCTTCAACACGTGCATGTGCCGCCGCTCGGCAGGTATTCCCGCCGCCGCCCCATACTTCTTGATCAGCACATCGAGCATCTGCCTGCTGATCCCATTTCCCTCCCTGGACAGGAAGAGCGGGCCCGGCGCGGTACCGCGGACGCGGAGCCACGCGCGCAGCGCTCGCACCTCGTTCTTCGTCAGGTGAAACTCGCCCGAAGACGAGCCCTTCCGCCGGCGCACATACAGGCGATCGCTCTGCTGCCGGTAGTCCGAAACATCCAGGAGTCCGATCTCGCTCGCCCGCAGTCCTCGGTGGTACGCCAAACGAAACATCGCAGTGTCCCTCGGGTCCCGGATCGCGCTGAAGAGACGGCGGATTTCCTCCTCCGACAGGTATTTCACCTCATTCGAGGCTCGATTCTTGGGCATGGCAGACGTGGGGCTGCCGGGTTGGTCACAATAGCCATTCTGACCAACCCACAGCGCGGCTTTAACACAAAATCAACAACTTACGAGGCTCACCAGCCCCGGAGAAACTCACTGTAATGTCCAACTCCTACGGACTGATCCGGTAGTACGCCAGCAGGGCATCCCCCTCCGTCGGGGCGCATGTCACACAGAACAGGATGTCCGTTCCATCCAGGCTGAAGTCCACATTGCGGCGGAGGAGGATGCCGTTTCGGAACAGTCGCAGCGAATAGGGAGTGACCGGCGGGCTCGGCAGAGTGAAAGCTCTGTTCACACCATCCACGACCCCGGCAGGCACGACCTCCTCGACCCAATCCCCGGACGAGCCGCTGGCGGCGCCGCCGGAGGAGTTCACTACCCACCTTCCGGATTGCGCCACTGCAAACTCGACCTCCACGTTGTTCGCATCCACAACTCGCACTCGATGCCCCTCGACTCGGTTCCCGGCCGTGTCGAAGATCTCGATCAGAACCGCGGTCGTATTCCTGTTGTGTTGAATGCTCAGGATCGTCAAATCGGTGAACTCGCCGGAGTCATTTGGAATCGGCGGCCCGGCCGGACCCTGAGGACCCTCCGGACCAATCGGACCTTGCGGACCAGTTGGACCCGGTGCTCCATCCGCGCCGGCAGGGCCGGCTGGACCCTGCGGACCCTCCGGACCAATCAGACCTTGCGGACCAGTTGGACCCGGTGCTCCATCCGCGCCGGCAGGGCCGGGCGGGCCAGTCGGTCCTGTTGGACCTGTGGAACCTTGAACTCCTTGGGGTCCGGGCGGTCCGGTTGGGCCAGCAGGGCCGGCCGGACCTTCTGGGCCGGGCGGACCCTCTACCGTCTCCGGATCATCCCAGGCCGGCTTCCCATCCAGAACCCGAAGCACCTGGCCCACGGCGCCGATCGGCAACCGGGACCAATGGAAGCCGCCGCGGTATAGCAAGTCCCCAGTCGCTGTGCCGACAGTGGTGATCTGGTGAAGCCCGAGAGTCCCTGCCGGAGTGGGCAGGGTGGCTCTCAGCACCTGGTGAATTTTCAGAGGTGTAGCGGAAACCGGCACGTACCAACTTTCGATCCATCCCGATCCGCGCCGCGGCGTGTACCGCGCCTGGTAGTGCGTCCCCTCCGGTTGACTGCCCTCATTGGGCTCCAGATCGAGCTGGAGGACCCCATCCGTCACCACAATGTCCTGCTGCCATCGCTTGAGAGTGACCCCGCCCGCGGTGGTCATGTCTGGGGCGTACACGGTGATGGTCCCGGAAAAAGGCTGGTCGCCGATCCCTGTGCGAACCGGCCCTTCGATTCGCGTCGCGGCCCCCAGGATAGAGGCCGCCATCCACAACAAAAGAAGCCTCTTCACTGCCCACCTCCCGGAGTCTCGCCGGCCGGCCGGATCACTACCGGCGGGTTCGGCATTTGTTCCACCGCCCGGGCAGCCGCCATCGCCGCCGCCCTGCCCACCGCCGATCTGATCTGCTTCGCGATGAACACTTCAGCCCCCTCTCCCGCCGCCGCGGCCTGCAACTGCCCGTAAACCTCTTCGGTCAGCGTGATCTCCACCGTCACGTTCGCCATCTAGACCTCCAGTGCATCCAGCCTGCTCTTGATCGCGACAATCTCGTTCCAGAGCAGCCAAAGTTCATTCCCGACGGTCGAGAAACCTCCGTAGTCGATCTCTTCCGCGCCGTGCGAGTGGTCTCCAGCCGCCACCTGGTCCGCCCCTGACCCGACGTTTTTCGTCGCAGCGGTGCCTAACCCGCTGATGGCCGCTGCCGGGTGTCCATGGCCCGTATCAGACTTGTTCGCGAGAGCCGAATCCAGGCCGGTCACTTTCGCTGTCGTCAGCCCGTACACCGCACCGCTCTGATTGAAGTCCACCGTCCCGTTGGCCACGAAGCGCAGTGCACCCTGGACCTGCAATTCGTTACCTGCGACCGTCAACAGGGGGAAACCGCCGCCAGAGCCCAGAACCTGGAGCCCGTACGCCGTCACCCAATTGCTGCCCAGAATCAGAGTAGTCCCACCCCCGGTGATCACCACCCCGTCCGGAGTGACGTTCGTGCTGTTGGCCCCACGGACCGCCGAGAACCCATTCGCATCGAGCAGAATGTACGCCTGCGACTCCGGGTGGGACACCCTCATCACGCCCAGCAACTCAATGTACGCCGTCAGAAGCCTCTGGATCACCGCGTCCTTCAGCTTCACCCTGCCCGTCCCGTCCTGCTCGAAGTCGTTTTCGCTGAGACCCCATTGTTCAAGAAAGGTGAGAGCCAGGTTCACGAGCCTGCCCTGCTCATCGACGAGGAGGGTTGGCCCCAGTTTCTGTTGAGGGATCCCAGCCGGATCGAATCCAGTGGACGGCTGGATTGTCATGTTCACAAAGTAGGGGTTCTCGTTGTTAGGCTCCCCGGCCTGATTGACGGCTCGGAACCTCCAGCGAAGGTGCTGCGCCTCATTGGGAACATCCCACTCGTAGTCAGGCTGCGTGTGAGGGGATGAGTCTGGGCCGAAGTAGCCGTTCTCCTCGTAGGATTGCCCCGGCAGCGGGTTGTACTGCTCATCGGTGAAGACGCGGTCAATCCGGCAGTACCAGAACTCCGGGCTGACGGTTGGGCCGAAGGTGAACTTGAAGCGGCCCTTCAGGATGCCGCTGATCATCTTCGTCTCCACCACCACACTCGCCGCCGTGATCTGGGGCGCCATCGATCGGGGATCCAGCAGTACCGAGACGACGGTCGCCGCCCCCAAACCGAACCAGATCCCAAGCCCCTGCCCGTGGCCAACGACCGCAATCCATAAGCGCTCGGCGTCTTGGCCCGCTGGGCGCTTCGCCCAAAACTCCTCGAATGAGAAGGCCGCGTTGGGAGTGACATCAAAACCGCCGCCCGGGTTCTCCGGGTTAGCCTCCCCGAATGCCTCGGCGGCGGGTTGGGCGGCCCCGTCCTCGGTCCGGACGGTGTGGATGTTGACGCGGTCGTTATTGGTTCCTGCCGTTCCGGAGATACGGATCCGGGCCCATTGCTCGCCGGCGGTGTCGGTCCGAATCCCGATCACCTGTGCCGTGATACCCGCTGGCTGGGTGACCACTGTCCCGCGGTCCCCCACTAGAACAGGAGCCGAGTCCACCCATTCGCTCACGCCTCCAGGCTGGTCCGGGTAGGCGCTCCGGCCGCGGACCCCAAAAACCGCATACTGGCCTGCCTGCGGCTTGTCCCAATACCCGTCGAACCAGCTCTCGGTGTCGTAGCCATCCTGAGTCCCAGGGTATTTGTAGGGGCTCACCGGTCCAGTCATCGCCTTATCGGCGAAGAAGCCCACCCGCGTGTCATAGCCGATCGTCCCGCCTTGGGTTTCTGGCTTCAGCCAGCCCGCCTGGAGTCCGTACTTCGAGGCGTCATCAGGCTTGTCCAGGACCGTCAACGTCACATTAGTCGGCGGGAACGCGCGCCCGTCTTTTCCGGCGCTCCGGAACTGAATCACTGGCGCCGTCGCGGCATCCGCCGCCGCCTGCCGATTCTCCGCCACCAGCCGGACGAGTTCATCCACATCAGTGAATGGGGCGTTGTGCTCGATCGTGAACTCGATCCCTTCCGCCCCCACTGGCCCGCGGTGCTCGAACAACCCCTTCGGCCGTTCCGTCCCGTCCGCTTCGATGTAAGTCGCCCGGACTCCGTGGAAGTCCTCGTTGCGTGGCTCACCAGCAGGCGGCGCATTGTATCGGACGGTGATCTCGTTCAGGACCTGGCCCCGGACCACCTTCTGGGTCTGCCCGATCACCGCGGCATTAGTCACGTGATCGGGTGCCTCGGCCCCGCTACCCTCTTGCGGCTGCCCAACCGCTGTCGGCACTCCATCCGCCGCCGCCAGACCCTGGAAGAACTGCACCGCATCGCCAATGATCGGCCCCGCCACGGCCTCGATCAGGTACGCCAGGTGAGGAAGGCCGGGCACATCGTACACCCGGATCTGCCGGATGATGTAGCTCAACGGGTGAAACCACCCCCCGCCCCCGTAACTCCCGGCGGCGGTCGATCCCACCAGATCGAATTCGTCCCGGCTGACGTTCCCCACCGACCAGGTCCCGTCCGCCTCATCCACCCCCGTGATCAGGACTCGCTCGCCCGCCAGACGGCCGTGGGCCGGCGCCATGATCCTCACCGGCGAACCATACGCCACCCCGGTGATCGACCGCCCCCCGAAGATGTAATCCGAGACGTCGATGTGGATCCGCTGCCCCACTCGGGCCGTTGACGCCAAAGGCTCCCGGATCGTGTTCAGCGCCACTTCAGCCGTGGCGCTCAGTTCGTCCACCTGGTCCAGCAGGCTCTCGGCGAGCTGCTGGGCCTGGCTGCGCGTGGTGGGGTCGTTCGCCGTCCGCAGCGTCTCGTACCACCCCGTCCCGCCTTCGATCGTCGCTCGGAGGGTCATCTCATCCGGGTTTTCCGCGAGCGCCCAGTTCTGCTCCACCCCAACGTAGGTCACTTCCAGGACGTCGCCCGTCGCCAGCGGCGTTGCCTCCGGATCCTGCTCCAGGTTCCGGCTCTGCAGGCTCCAGTACCAGTCCCGGGTCTGGTCAGTCCCCCAGATGCCCACCGTCTTGGGTGACCCGTTCACCGTCACCTTGGGTTCAGCTCCCAGCGGGTGAGTCACCCAGAACCGGTTGCGCTCTCCATCCGGCGTCAGACTCGCATCCGCCTCTTCACCCTCTCCGGACCGGCCCGCGCTATCGAATCGCGCCGTCTGCTCCGGCCGGAGGAACTGCCCGAGCCGGACCAGCATCCGGTTTGCGTACTTCTCGCGCGTGGACCGCACGCCCAGGCTGGTGAAGTTCGCATCCTGGTTGTTCAGTTCGAACGGGCAGGCATAGGTCTCCGGGCTGAAGAAGCGGAGGTTCTTCTGGTAATCCACCAGCCAGAGCATCTTCGCCACCCGCGCCACCTGGTCGATCGCCTCGGCCACCGTCGGGTAATCGATCGAGAACTCCTCGATCACCGGCCCGTCCTGGACGAAGGCGGTGTCAATCCCTTCGCCCTGGAGGGAGTTATTGCAGATGTCCCGGACGATCTGTCCGGCCGTCTGCTGCTGCCAGTTGTACTCTCCCGCCAGGCGCCGGTCCAGAATCCGGTGATGGTCGATGCAGCTCACCCGGTGCAGCACGGCCGCGTTGCCGTGGTACCGGATCACTTCCACGCTTTCGATCGAACCGGCAAACAGGCGGATCGCGCCGTCCAACACCACCACATCGACGCCCACATAGGGCGCCCACCCCTCACCCTGTAGGATTTCGAGCGAAAAGTCGCACGTCGAGCGGCCGCCCAGGGTCTCCACGATCCCCAGCGTGCCGTTCTTCCAGCGGCGCGAGATGCCGCCAATCAGAAGTGAAAGTGCCATGGAAATGAGAAGGCCCGCCCCGAAGGGCAGGCCCGGTGAAATCAGTTGGGGAGGCCGTTACTGCGTTGGCGGCTTCTCCCGCTCCTCCGCCGTCTGGCGGTCAATCACGTCCTGGTGGACGAGGTTGAGAAGACCGGCCGCGCGGATCGACTCACGGAAGAGGAGGGCAATTCGCTCCTCGGCTGAGCCCGTACTCTTGAACCGCTCTGGACCATCACTGAAAAAGCTGCGCTTCCAACCTGCCCAGTCCATGTCGATCCGGACCAGGCAAGAGCGCGTGCCGTCCCGCCATCCGGGGATGTTGACGTCGTAGTAGTGCACTTCCGCCCGGTACGGCCGGAGGCCATGCACGGTCACCAGTAGCCCTTCCCCTGTCTGGGCTACCTGTCCAGCCTTCGCTGCGAAGGTCTTCCATTCGCGGGTGTTGTACGCGTGCTGAAAGATCACCGTGGTGCCCATGCTTCTGCCGCCAATGATCTCGAAACCCAAAGACTGCATCACGTCCGTGGTCCTGTCCCATACTGGAGCACACGGCGCGGCAAGGTGGGTTTCTCCACCCTGCAGACCGGAAGCCGCGGCGAGAAGAATCGAAAGGTAGATGGCACGCATGGCTCTGATCTCCTACTCTGCCGACGTGGCCGGTGGATGTCCCGTTACACTCCTCGCTGCCGCAAGCGCCGCGCCAGTTCATCCAGGAATGCGTCGAGATCGCGGAATCCGATGAAGCTGGCCCCAGCCATGTTGATCGTGGTGCCTCCCCCGCCACTAATCCCCGCCCCGACCACTTCCAGAGGAGAGTCCGTAGTAAAGACCCTGACGCCGAGATTCCTGATCTCCATCAGGCGTTCGTGGATGCCCTGCAGCGCGGGCAGGTACCGGTTCATCTGTTCGTTCAGGCCCGTCGAGTTGCCCACCAGTCCAATGATCCCGCGCGTCGTCTCTCCCAGCAGCTTGTTCGTCTTCGCCGTCTGGAAGTTCCCGAAGATGCTGGAGACCATGGTCCCCAGACTGCCAATTGCCCCCAGAGTCCCCATCAGGCCGGAAGTCGCGGTCCCGAGGGCCGCGTTCAGGCCCCCGGTTGAGTTGACCGCCGTATTGGCAGCGGCGGGCGCAGCGCTCTTGGAACCACTCAGAATCTTCCCCAGTGAGCCAAGGCCCGGAAGCTGCGACCCCAACTTAGCCAGACCTGTTCCCATGGACTTGAACAAGCGCTCCAGACCGAGTTGGGTAAGCCCTTTCGCGAACTCGGTCAGGATCTTCTTCATCCGGTCGCTGAACTTGCCGCCTTCCCACAACAGGTCACCGATCGACTTGGAAACCTGCTGAAACACTTGCTCCATCCGCCGCCCGACCTCGCTCCACACGGATTCCACCACCTTCCCTGTGTCCTGTGTGCTCTTCTTCAACTTGGCGAGCTGCTCTTCCTCCGACTTGGAAAGGACCTCGCCAGCCCGCTTTCGTGCCTCCAGAACCTTGATCTGGGCGTCATTGCGCTCGTTGGCGGATCCTTGTTTCAGCACTACCTCCAGATCCTTCTTCATCTGCTCGAGGTTCGGCCCCTTCTGCACCCCAAGCCGCGAAAGCGCCTCCGCCAGCTCCTTCGCATCGCGAATCTGCTGCCCGAACTGGATCTCACCGGCGTTCTCCGCCGCCCGCTGCAAGCTTTGGCTCAGGCTCTCCACGTACTGCTCCACAGACAGCGCCTGGCGGCCGAAGTCCTCCAGGTTCGGAGGCTCGATCAGCCGCCGCTTTCCCGCATGCACCTCGTCAAGCCCCTGAACCCAGGCGGACACGAACTCCTCGCTCGCTTTCCGGTCCGCCGCCCGCTGATTCAGGTCTTCGATCGCCTGGCGGAGACTCACCACCGGGCCCAGCGTCCGCTCGGCCGCCTGATAAACCAGCCACTGCGCCTGCGCCAGATCCTCCGCCGAGGCCCGCCCGCGCTTGTACGCCTCCTCGATCACCCGGAGGTTCTCCACCGCCCGCTTCTGTCCCGCCTCCAACTCCCGCGCCGACTCGAACCCCAACTCCTGATACGCCTGCTTCAGCCGGTCCACTGCGCCTGATGTCTGGCTCGCCTCCGCCTTCACCCCCTGAAGTGCCCGCTGCAGCGCCAACTGTGCCTTCTGCAAGTCCTCCGCGGTGGCCATGCCTTCCTGATAGGCCTTCTCGATGATGGTGAAGGCTTCCCGCGCCGCTTGGGCATCTGCCTGGACATTCGACGACGACTTCACCCCGAGGGTCGTGAATGCCCCCTCCAGCTTGTTGTCAACCTTCGCATCTCCAAGCGTCTTCGCCAGTTGGATCAGCTTCGCGCGGTACTCATCGATCGAGATGATCCCCTGCCGGTAGTCCCGGCGCAAATCGCCAATGTCCTGGCCATGCGCCCGCAGCCTGCCTTCCAAAATGCGCAGTGCGCCGATTTCGCTCTCTACAGCCCGCCTCTGGGCATCCCTCGCGGCATACAGCGCGGTCATGCCGGAAACCACCCTGTAGATCCCCGCCGCCGCACCCAGAGCCGCAATACTGACCGCGGTCAGTCCCGCCGCAAGTGCACCAACGCCGGCCGTTGTTCCGGCGAGTGCTGCAGGGGTTAGCCCTGTGGCGATCGCTTGGGCTACGCCGAGCAGTTTGGCGCCGGCCGCCGCCGCACCCGCAACCAGAAGGGGCCAGGCCTTGATAAGATTCCCGATCTGCCCAGCCATGAAGCCGAGTCCAACCGATGCGGGTCCGATCACGGCCAGCAATCCCGCAATGCCCACCGTCGCGCCCTTCGCGTAATCAGGCAGTTCCTTGAACTGCTGGGCCAGATCACCCGCAAACCGGGCGGCTGGAATCAGGCCATCTCGGGTGAGTCGCTCCAGGCCTGATACCAGCACTTCCCCCACCGGTGCCGCGGCCGCAGTGGCCTCGTTCTTCAACTGCCTCAGCCTGTCCGTCAGCGTGAGCGCATCCTCGGCAGACCGGTTGATCGTTTCGCTGCTCGATCCAACGACATCAAGCAGCTCGGCGAACTCGAAGCGGCCCTCGCGGATCGCGGCTGCCATGTCGGGGCCAGCCTCTGCCCCAAAGTACTTCATCGCGATTGCCGTCGCTTCTCCCGCCGAGCCGACTGACCGAATCTTTTCCATCAGGTCCAGCAGTGCGGACTTCGTGTCTGTGACGCCTTCGCGCGAGAAGTTCGTCAGGGCCTGGCGCATGCTGCCCAGCACCAGTTCGGTGTTTACGCCTTCCTTCTCGAACTTGCCCATCATCACGGCCGCTTCGCTGAACGAGAAGCCCATTTGGCGGAGCGGTGCGCCGAACTGCACCAGGCGCCCCGCCAACTGGTTCACCCCAATGCCGGTCGTCTGGCTCACCTTGAACAGGTAGTCCATGGTGTCCCCGGTCTTTTCAGCGGACACGCCCCAGTCCCCCATCACTCGCGACGTGGACTGGATCAGGGGTTGCACCTGCTCTCCCGTGATCCGGGCAAGGTTCAGCACCTGAATGGATAGCTGGCGCAGCGGATCACCCGTCAGGCCCAGCCTGGTATTGAGGTCGGCAATCGCAGTAGCCGCCTCCGCCGCCGAATTGGGCACGCTGCGAAAGACCGCGGTGAAATCCTTTTGAAGTCCATCCAGCGCGGCGCCGGTCGCTCCGGTACCGGTCCGGATCGTCGCCATCGCCTGATCCACCTGCAGAGATGCTGCTACCGCCGTCCCTCCCACCGCAAGCAGAGGCACCGTAAGCCCCTTGGTGATCTGGCTCCCAAAGCCCGAGAGCGAACTGCCGAACTGACGAAGAGATCCGCCGATCCCTTTCGCGTCAGATCCGAACTTCTTCAGATCGACCGCGGCTGAGCGCAAACCGGACTCGAACCCGCCCTTGTTCAGGCTCAGCTTCGCCGTCAGTTCTGCAATTCTCGACATGGTTACTTCCCAGCCAGCGCCCGGAACCGGGCGATGATCTCAGCCCCCGAGGTGGGCTTCTTCTTCTCCGGCGGCGCCGTCGGCATGAAATCCCGGATGCTCAGCCCCTTCTGCTCCGAATACCGGCTAGCAAACAGATAGGGCATCTGCGCCTCACGCCAGTCCTCCACCAGGTCCCGCGCTTTCAAACGCTCGCACAACGCATGGAACTGCCGGGGCGTCAGCCTCCAGAACTCCTCGTCGCTCAGCCCGAGGTCGAAGCGTCCGACGCCCCATCGATCGAGCCACCATTGCTCCCGGCTTCGAAAGGGGCCTCGCCATCCCCGGGCGTGTCCGCCTCCTTCTCATCCCCCAGAATCTCGGGCAGAGCCGCGGCGAAGGCCTCCGCCACCACGGCCTCGATCTCCGCGGCGTTCTTGAACGTCACGTGCTTCCGGAGGTCATCGAATTGCAGATCGGGATACAGGTGCATCAACCCCACAAACAGAAGCACTTTCGTCTGGTAGGCCTGAGCGCTCTTGGCCCAGAACTCCGCCGCCGGCAACCCCAGCAGCGGCTTGCCGAGACGGTATTCCGCCTCGGCAAAGTCCGCATGCTGGAAGCTCAGCGGGATCGGGAGTTCGCTGAGCAAGGGCAGGGAAACTGTAAAGACCGGCGCCACAGGATTCGCCGCCGGCGTGGGTGTCCTCTTCTGGCTCTTCATGCTACGGGGTCACCGTCACCGCGCCGTTGATCTTCACCGTCACTTCCACGCTGGCGCCCGCGTTCTTCTGCAGGTTCCACTTCCAGCCGTTCACGCTGCCCTCGAAGTCCACCACCGCCGCGCCGGCGTCGGCACAGGTGATCTGGAACTCATCGCTCGAGTTCGGCGTGTTGTAGCTGGTCAGCAGGTGCTGGTGCGTCGGGTCGCTGGGGTCCCAGAACATGTTGAACGTGATCTCGCCATAGTCCGGCAGACCCGTCACGTACTTCGCGGCCGTGTCGTTCAGCGCCGTCACCTCGATCTGCTGCTTCGTGCCGGTGGGGCCGCTAATCCCCTCCGCGCCCGGAATCAGCGTGAACACTTCCGCAATCTTCACCTTGAGTTGGGTCCCCTGAGTGGACCAAGCCTGATACGGCATCCTCGCCTCCTAAACGAACTGAATTTCGAACTCCAACAGAACCAGCACCACTCCGATCGAGGGCTCCTCCTGGTCCACCACGTCCTGCAACGTGCAGGACTCCACCCAGATCCCGTCCTCGCCGCCCATCCGCCCCTTGAAGTAGCTCAGGGCCGCAATCACCGCCTCCGCCGCTTCGTGCGCCGTGTCATAGTCGGCCGTCAGGACGGCCACCTCCCAGATCGAACGCGCGAGCGTCCGCTCTTTCCGGAGGGTGATCACATCCCGCCG